CTAAGAGTTGCACCGGTTATGCGCGAACCTTACCACGTAATAACTTAAATGTCAAGAATTCAGTGATAGGCTTATTAGCCTTCTCTTGATTGTACGTAGGGTATAAGTTTGTTATCTTCCTTGCTCTCTTTTCCTGCTCTAGGACCTCATTATCTTTAAGAGCTACAAACTCTCGAATTACAGGATCTGAGTGCCAAACAAAATCAATCCACCACTTAAATTGTGGATGTTGGAACATATTTTCAGTTCTCATTATAGTCTGGATAGCTGCAGTGAATTTATTAAATATCGCTACCTTCTTGCCATCCTCAAGCATCTTATCATTATGAAATGTTTCAGGACACTTGTTCATCTCCGCGCAACGAGACATTCTATAAACTAAAGCCCACTTCGTTTTACCATCATAACCTAACCAATCGACAACCGCTTTACGCTGGCAGAATTCAAAGGAGTTCCTAGAAAATAAATTCTTATCTTTGTTTCCTGGTGTTCCAGCGTAATCATAATTCATGATAATCAAATCAAGAATTTTATCCATCGCTTTATCACTCCACTTTTCACTATTAGCGAACTCAACTACTTGGTCGTCACCAATACCTAATGCATTCTTAACCTTAAGATGATATTTTAACTCCATGTATGTCCAGAATATTATATTCCATAGAGTTTCAAGGAAATTAGTCCATTCACTTCCTGATACTAAGGCATGCATTTGATCAATGTAGCCGAGATTTGTTAATATAGGTTGACTGAATACATAACCTATTATCTCTTCCAATTCATTCCAGTATTTGCGTTTGAAGTAATGTTTAATAACTTCAAATACCGCCATTCCGTGGTGAATATTGAAATGCTGATCCATTTTATCATAATCAGCACTTAGTTTTACAGTTCTATCTTCAAATGTGGAAGCAACAGATTGAACTGTGTCAAATCCATCCCATGGTGTGAAGAATTTGAACTTTCGAGTACGTAAATACTCTTGTAATGGTTTCTGGAATCGTTGACCATTTATAACTACAGCCATTGCAGTCATAAATATATTTCTGGCATCTTTACCAGTTTTACCAGGAGTTGCTCTAGTACCCGGTGTATTAGGATATTTTCTGGATATGCAGTTAGGTGCATCCTCTTTAGCCGCTTTAATAGCCCTAGGATCCTTCTTCCTAATATAAAGATTGTACGCAGAAGTGGTATTGTACTTATCTTCACCTAAACCCTGTTCAACGACTTGATCAAGCGATAGAGGATCGCCAGATTCATTAAAGCCAAAAGCTTTAATTACCAATCTTTGAGCCCTTTTAAAACAAGGATCATTAATAATCTTTGGAGCATCAAGATGTTCGAAGTATTCATTAAATCCTTCTAATCGATCCTTTAATGGAGCCGCTTCCCCTTGCTGACCAAACTTACTCAAGAACTTTAAGTCCCAGTCAGACAAAGCTTTCAGGTCCTTCATACTTTTTAACTTATTCTCGACCTGAGTGGCAACCCATTCAATGGATTTATTAGCATAGAAAAATGCATTTGGTGGAGTAGCAGGTCTACCTTTAGCTAAATTGCTTAACGCCTGTCTACATCCTAATGTATTATCGTATACATTTTGAACGTCTTCAGGAAATTGAAGAAATCTA